GGGAGCGCAATTTGTCTCCGTGGATGGGATTTCATTGAATCTGGAAATTCGGAAAGTTTTCCCATGGCGGCCGGAAATAGCAGATCCGGGGAGTCTATGTGGTGAGGAGAAGGAGCTTTTATGGGCATAGCGCTGGAGCATCTGGAGGAGTCGGTCCGGCGATCGATTGCAGAGGATTTGTTTACCGTAAAGCGGGAGATGAAGGGCAAGAAAGGCCAGGAGCTGGTCGGGCTTTGCCCGTTGCATGATGACAAAAACGCCTCGCTTTCATTCAACCTGGATGAGGATACCTATTTCTGTTTCGGCTGCCGGCAAACCGGGGATCTGGCGATGCTGTGGTGGAAGGTCAAGGGCTATTCCGACGAGGAAGGGTTCAAGGCCTTCTGCCGGGAATTTGACATTCCGTTAAAAGGCGCAGGCAAGGACGGCCCGCCAGGGGCCCAAAAAAAAGCGGGCGGCTCCAAGAAAAAGAAGGGCGGAGAGCCAGAGCCCCTGGATGATGTGTTTGACATGCTGGCGCCGCTGCCCCCGGACTGGGCGGCCTGGCTCAAGCAGCACCGGGGGTGGAGTGCGGAGGCAATCAAACAGCTCGATCTGCGGATCCAGGATCATTACCAGGCCAAGAAGACCGGCGCGATAAAGAAAATCAAAAAGCCGGAGCGCGTGGCCATACCGATTCGGGACACGGCCGGCCACGTGCGCAATATACGGCTCTACAAGCCGGGCAAGCTCCGGGAAAACGAGTCCAAGATTATTTCCTGGGGCGCCTCTTACGGAGAGGCCCGGCTGTTCCCGGCCGCGCCGGATCCGGAGAAGAGCCCGGTCTTTCTATGCGAGGGCGAACCGGATACGATTTGCGCGATCAGCCAGGGCCTGAACGCCATCACCCAGACCAGCAAGCCGAAAAAATGGGGCCGGGAGCATGCCCGCCAGTTCGAGAACCGGGATGTAGTGATCTGCTATGACGCGGATCAGGCCGGCCAGAACTATGCAAATGATTTTGCTGCCCCGCACCTGGCCAAGGTTGTCCGCTCCCTTCGCGGGCTCGAATGGCCGGAATTTATGGGGAAACAGGCGGACGGCTTGTGGCCGCCGGACCACGGCGAGGATTTGACGGATTTTTTCGTCAAGCACCGAAAAACCATGGATGATTTTTGGCCCCTGGTGGACGAGGCGCAGCCGGTGGACGTGCTGCCGCATGTCACCAGCCAGGCCCGGGAGTTTTTTACGGAGAGTTTTTCCGGCCGGCTCACATTCCGGGCCCGGCTGGTGGCCGAGAAGATCATGGAAAAATATCAGGTACTATCTGATCCCGGATCCGGCCTGGTGTATCGGTGGAACGGACGGTACTGGCAGAATTTCCACGAGGATCACATCAAGGCTCTGGCTATCAAGCTGCTGGGTTACGAAGCCCAGAAGAGCCGGATTGAAGATGTTGTCTATCAGGTAAAAAGCCTTTCCACCCTGCCCGACGGCCGGGCGATCAACGACTACAAGCACCTGGTCTGCCTGAAAAACGGGATGCTGGATCTGGAGACCTGGAAGCTCTATCCGCACAAGCCGGAGTATTTCGCCACATTCGAACTGGGGGTTACCTTTGACCCGGCCGCCGATCGCAGCTGCGAGCGCTGGCTGGCCTACCTGGCCGAGACGGTGCGGACCCCGGATGTTATCAGTCAGGTACAGGAGTTTTTCGGCTACTGCCTGACAAAGGACGTGATCCATGCCAAGAGCCTGTTTCTGGTGGGACCCGGATCCGACGGCAAGAGCGTGATGCTGAAAGTCCTTCGCGAGCTGGTGGGGCCGGAGAACACGTCGAGCGTTTCTTTCAACGAGCTGGAAAACCAGTTTTTGCGGGCCAGCCTCTACCAGAAGGCGGTCAACTTCTCCACCGAGACCCAGGGCCTGGCCCTGGAGAGCGAGTATTTCAAGAAGATCGCCGCCGGGGACCCCATCAACGCGGCGTTCAAGCACAAGGATTCCTTCGAGTTTCAGCCCTTCTGCAAGCTGGTTTTCAGTGCGAATCGCCTGCCGCGTGTGCTCGATAACTCGGACGGTTTCTATCGCCGGGTGATGCCGATCCAGTTCAAGCGCCAGTTCAAGGAGGAGGATCCGGATACGGACCCATGGCTGATCGAGAAATTAAAGGCGGAACTTTCCGAGATTTTTGCCTGGGCTCTGGTGGGGCTCAACCGGCTATGGCGGGAGGGTCGGTTCACGGATTGCCAGGAAACCCAGGAGGCGCTTTTCTCCTACAAGCGGCTTAATAATCCGGTGCTCTGTTTCGTGGATGACAAGTGCATGCTGGGCGAGGAGTTTGCAACCGAGAAAAAGGAGTTGTTCACCCAGTACCGGGAATACTGCACCGCAAACGGGTATAAGGCTTTCTCCAGAGAAAACTTTTTTCGTGAACTCTATGCGGCCAAAGACAACCTGCAGCTCATCCGCCCCCGAGTGGCCGGCAAGCGGGTTGCCAAAATACAAGGGATTGCGGTCAATGCGTTCGATGCCGAATAAGCTCGAGGTGGTCAAGGCGGTCAAGGTGCGGTCAAGGCGAAAACCGGGGACCCTTGACCGGGTAATCGACAATCAAAACGGAAGGTTAATTCAGGGTGGTCAAGGCGGTCAAGGCGGATCGCAAAAACAATACACATGTGCGCGCGCGGGTGTTGTCTCTTGTCTATTTTTTGGACTTGTTAGAAAGTACCTTGACCGCCTTGACCACCCCAGTATTGGCGGGCTTTTCCGCCTTGACCAGTCGCCTTGACCGGCCTTGACCGCCTTGACCAGACCAATAAAAACAGGAGGTTAAATAAATGTACCAGGCTTTGTTTGACAAATATGCCAGACCCCCGCAGCCGATCGAAGTTTCCGGGTCCGCACATTTGCAGCCTGTTCCGGAGTCAGAGCCGAAGCCTGCTCCCGAGCCGCTGCAGCCGGAGGCGGATAAGACTTTTGACACTGCACGGGATGCCTGGAAGCAGTTCCCGAAAGTTGTGCTGCTGTCGGAATACCTGAGGGAGAGCCGGGATATGGGGATCCGGCTGGTGCTTTTGGACGGGCGGCCGACGCTTCATTTCTCGCCAGGTCTGGATGAGGCCACCAGCCCGGAGCGCCTGGCTGTGGTGGGCCAGGCCTTCGACCTGTTGTTTGATGCGTTAGCGGATTTGGAATATTTGATCGGGACCGGTCAGCACGTGGTGCCGAATCATCCGGGGTATGCGACGGCTGTCTGAAAGGGGCGCCGGGGGGAGAGGGTTTATAAGATGTTAAGTTGTCTGGCTGAAAATATATACGCGGAGGCGAAAAAGGGTTTGGATAGATCTCTTGATTTTCGGTGTCCGGTTTGCCTCGAATCGCTCATCCTCCGGGCCGGTTCTCGAAACTTGGCCCATTTTTCCCACAAGCCGGGCGCAAATTGTGCTCATGGAATCGGAGAAACTCCATGGCACAGGAAAGGCAAACACCTGGTTGCCTGTGTCGCCAGAAGAAATGGTTGTACGGCCAGGTTTGAAGCTCCTGTTGGAGACAGGCGCACGGATGTCCTTGTCTCGACCCAGAAACAAAAGATTGCCATCGAGTTCCAGAAAAAAGACCAAGGGGCGGACCTTTACAAACGGACAAAAGATCTGCTTCTGCATGTTGATAAGGTGATTTGGGTTTTTCCGTGGAAAGTAAAGCCCGTTGATCAATTTAATTCCGGACGGCTTTCGTATAGAGCCATCGCTACCTATGGGGTTAATGCCCTTTATTCGGACAAAAAGAAGCCGGCGGGAGCGGAAATCCGTTTTTATGACGATAAAAATGATGCCCTGTATGTCTGTAAAAAGTTTCCTTGGTATCTCTGGGTGGAGGAAACGGAGTTTGGCGGCGGCTTTCACAGGGCTTCGAAACGGTGGTGTGAATTGTTCATAGTCAAAACTTTTCAGGCGGACATAGAGAACGATTAAGACGGTGGGGCGTTATGGTTTCATTTTTGGCGGGGTGTTTTGTCGGGGTCGTGGTGACGGTCTTTATCATCGCCATATGCTTTGCGGCAAGGGAGAACGATGCGGCGGCGCAGATGGAGATGCGGGGCCGGTGTTCGGTCTGCGGCCGGGTGGTCGGGCCGGGCGGGCGGTGCCCGGTTGGGTGCGGGTATCAGCCGGATGGGCAGGAAGAGTGGATTGTTTCTCCTTCGAAGATATTCAATGAATTTAGGAGAGAGGAGGGCATCGATGGCTGAGTGGACGAAAAAGCGGGCACGGCAGGGAGGCCGCCGCCGGCTGGAGAAGATTGAGAAGAGCCTGCAGGAGCTTGGATATAACTGGGGCGATTTGGTGGAAATGGTGGATGAAGCAGCGGAGCAGCTGAACGCGATCCGCGAGGCTATGGACGAGGCGGTGGAGGAGGACGAGGAGCGCAGCCGGATGGGTGAGCTGTAATGATGCCTTTTTTACTCTCTATCTATGATTACTCCGGGAATTGGTCAAGGCCTTATATGGATGCCGGTTGGCGTGTGCTGCGATGGGACGGACAGATCGAGGGCGATGTGCTTGAACGATTTTCAACAATCCATCGCCTTGTCAATGAAGAGAATGGCGGCAGAGTTGATGGATTGTTGGCAGCTCCGCCGTGTACTGCTTTTGCATCCTCCGGCGCCCGGTGGTGGCATAAGAAAGACGCCCCGGGAAGCAGCCCCGGTGAGCCTTTCGAGTCAGAAACCGATTATATGGTGACGCTTACACGTATTGTTGTTCTGATGGTTGAACTGTTTGAGCCGAAATTCTGGGCGCTTGAGAATCCGATCGGCAGAATTGAAAAGCTGTGCCCGGAATTGAAACCTTATCGGCGCCTGGTCTTCAACCCCTGCGATTACGGAGATCCCTACACAAAAAGGACCGTCTTATGGGGACGATTCAATCCCGATCTTAAACCTTGTCCGGTCGAGCCGATCGAAAAATCAAAAATGCATCTTTTACCGGCCGGTAAAAACCGATCGAAAATTCGGAGTGAGACTCCTGACGGTTTTGCCCGATCTTTTTTTGAAGCAAACAACAAACTTGATGTTGTTGCTGGATTGATGCCGAAAGAAGAGAGAATCCCGGAACAAATGAGGCTGTTTAACTGATGACCGAGCTGACGCTGAAAGACGAGTACACGTTCAAGAACCGGACGGCGGTGGTGGATTGGCTGAAGGCCAAGGGCTACAAGGTGAAAAAATCCAAGCTCTACGCGGACGCCAAGGCGGGGCTGTTGCGCGTGGAAACTGACGGGACCGTGTTGATGGAGTCGGTGGCGCGCTATCTGGAGCATCCGGAAGCGGGGGTCAAGGAGCACATGGAGACCGTTGAGGCGGGCTCGGATCTTGAGATCAAGGAGTATCACCGGCGGGCGGCGATCGCCAAGGCGAAAAAAACGGAGCTTGAGGCCAAGCGCCTGGAGTTCGAGATGGAGAAGGATGCGGGCCGGTGGCTGCCCAGGGAGGATCTGGAGCTTGAGATGGCCGGCCGGGCCGCGGTGTTGGAACAGGGCTTTAAAAACCTGGTGCAGGTGAAAGCGGCCGACTGGGTGCATGCCTGCGGGGGGGACCCGAAGCGGGCGGGCGAGCTGAGGGCCGCGATCAATGCGGAGCTGGACGGGTTGTTTAACGAGTTTGCACGGGCCGATGCGTTCCAGGTGCTTTTTGAGGAAGAGGGCTGATCCATGACGGAGCTTGCGCAGCAGACGCTTTTCGAGGGGCGGTTTGAGGAGCCGGCCGGGCCGGCTGCGGCCGGGTATCTGCCGGGCGGGCCGATCCGGGTGGGTCTGGACCGGGCATGGATGCCGGAGGCGGTGGCCGGGCGGGTGCGGGCAGCCGGCGGATTTTTGGAGCGAACGGTCTCGTTTTCGGCGGCTGAAAAGAAGATCCTGCGCAAACGGAAAAAGATCAAGGTCTCGGAGTGGGCGGGTCGGCACCGGTATCTGACCATGAGCCGGATTCCGGGGAAGTGGAATAACGAGGTGACCCCGTATCTGGTGGACGTCATGGATGCGGCCCAGTATCCGTCGGTGCGGGTGGTCTCTGTCCAGAAGTGCCCGCAGAGCGGGGTTACCGAGGCGGTGCATAATTTTGTGGGCTGTGCCATCGACCAGGACCCGGGGCCGGTGCTGTATGTGTTCCCGGACCAGGACATGGCCGAGGAGAACAGCCGGGACCGGATTCTGCCGATGATCAAGAGCAGCCGGCGCTTGTCGCGCTATCTGACAAAGAACCGGCATGACGAGTCCATGATCCGGATCAACCTGGCGCATATGCCGATCTATTTGGGGTGGGCCACCAGTCCGGCCAGGCTCGGAAACAAGCCGATCCGGTACGGGATCGCGGATGAGTGCGCAAAGTATAGGGCGCCGAGGTCAAAGGAGACCGGGGCGCTGCAGCTCATTGACAAGCGCTTTACCACCTACCGGGACATCTCCAAGTTTTTCAAGATTTCAACGCCGATCCATGAAAAAGACGAAATCTGCAAGGCCATGGACGAGGCCGAGGTGGTGTTTTACCAGTGGGTGCGCTGTCCCTTGTGCGGCCGGGATCAGCGGATGGATTTCAAGAATATCAAGTTTTTTGACTGCCGGGACCCCAAAGAGATGCGGCGGCTGTCCCTGGCCCGGTATGAGTGCTGTCATTGCGGCGGGCACTGGGATGACTATCAGCGGGACAAGGCGCTGGCCGCCGCTCACTGGCGCGCCCAGGAAAGTGAGGACAAAGCCCTGGGCCTGGAGCTCTCCGCGTATCTTGAGGCCCGGCGGCCGCAGAATATTGCTTTTCACCTGCCGGCCTGGGAGACCACATTTGTCTCCATGTCAGAGAGTGCGGCCGTGTTCCTGGAGAGCCTGACCGGGGATCTGGACAAGCGGAAGGAGTTTCAAAACCAGCATGCGGCCGAGCCTTTTGTACAGGTGGTGATGGCGCCGGTGGAGACCGAGTACAAGGGCGCGGTTGTTGCGGACATCCCGCCGCAGGTGGTGCCCGAGTCCGCCGTGGCCATCACATGCGGGATCGATTGTCAGAAGTACGGATTTTATTTTCTGGTGCGGGCCTGGGCCCGGGATTACACGTCATGGATGATCCATTACGGGAAGCTGGCCACCTGGGAGGATATTGAGAACCTGTTGTTCAAGACCACGTATCCGGCGGCGGGCGGCCGGCAGATGGCAATTGCGCGGGCGGCCATAGATACCGGCGGGTCTCGGTTCGGCGAGCATACCATGTATGAGGAGGCGGTTTTCTGGATCCGGAAAAACGGCGCGGGCCGGGGGGCCAGGGTCTGGGGCATCCAGGGGGCCTCCTGGCCGCAGCCCAACAAGATCAAGATGAGCAAGCCGTATGACAAAACACCCAGCGGCAAGCCTATTCCCGGGGGGCTTCAGATTCTTACCCTGGATACAGAGCAGTTCAAGGATGCGTTCTTTTTTCGTCTGCAGCAGGCCGTGGAGGGCCGGGAGCTGGCCGCCTATTTACACGCGGATACCGACGAGAACTATTTTGCCCATATCACGGCGGAGGAGAAGCGGGAAAATGACAAGGGTATACTGCAATGGGTGAAGAAAACGTCCGGCCGGCGCAATGACTGGCTGGACTGCGAGGTTTACGCCGCGGCCGCGGCTGATCCGGAATGGCCGGAGGGGGGCGTTCATTTGATGGTGCCGCCCAAGTCCAAGTCGGATCCGGCGGCCGGTGGCAGAAGACAGGCAAACGGCGGCCGGGGAAAATCCCGGTGGTAAAACAAATCAAGCAGGAGGTTGTATGTCGCAGTTATTGGGAATGAAAGCGATCTGCGGATATATCAGGCGGAGTGAATCGACGGCGCTTGAGCTGATCCGCAATTACGGGATGCCGGCATGGAAGGCCAAGGGCATCTGGGAGTCGGACACGGAGGCCATTGACGAGTGGCGGAGGGATCGGCTCAAGTCACCCCATGAGAATACGGATAAAAACGGCAAGCCTTCGGCCGACAGGCCCCGGAAAAAGGAGAGAGGCCAAGGGGCGGCCAAAAAAACAGCCATCACCAACGAATAGGCAGAAAGGTAAAAAACATGAACGATTACAGTATCGCGGGCTATATGCTGGACCATTACAGCGCGGCCATGATCCAGCATATCGAGTTCTACACGGTGGGGCAGTATTGCGACTGGCCGAATGATCCGGCCGCAAGCTATTCGATCAATGACTGTTTGTGGCAGATCCAGAAATATATTAATCGACACGGCAGGAACGCGCGCCCCGGTCAGGACCGGGTGGATCTCTTGAAGGTGGGGCATTACGCGGCGATCGCTGCGGGCAAGATCGCAAAGATTGATCTGGGACAGCAGCCGGATTCGGAGACGCTTTCGGCCCGGAGTTGGGAGTGGATGACGGTGTTGTCATGGCTTGAGGCGGCGCTTAATGAAGGCGGCCGCGGCCGTAATTTTAAACAGTTCGACGATTATATCGCGCACCTGGATCAGGTGATTGTCACCCTTGGATATGTCAATCGCAGCTGCGGCCGTCCAGAGATCGACCAGCTCCTGGAGATCATTTTTCATGCGGCTGTTGCATGGGGTCGGCTGCCGGAGGCCGACACCGAGGGACTGACCCTGGTACGGGCCAGGCGCATGCACCCGGATGCCCGGCTGCCGGAGGTAAAATCCGATGGCGCGGCCGGGGCGGATTTATCGGCAGCGGATCAGTACGTGATCGATCCGGGGCAGACGGCTGTTATCCGCACCGGTGTGGCGGTGGAGATCCCGGACGGGTTTGAGGGTCAGGTGCGGGCCAGGTCCGGGCTTTCCGCCAAAAAGGAGCTGATTCTTTTAAACGGGGTGGGCACCATTGATGCGGATTATCGCGGCGAGATCATGGTGCCGGTAAAAAATATCGGGGATCGCTGCCAGGCTGTTCATACGGGTGACCGGGTGGCGCAGCTCCTTGTAAAGCCGGTCAATCGCTGCCGGTTTGAGTGGGCTGAGAAATTATCCGAGACCGTCCGGGCGGACGGCGGGTTTGGCTCCACGGGGATGAATTAAGGAGGCGCTCTGATGGCGGATGCTTTGGACAAGGCAAGCGAGTATGCGGCTATGGGGGTGGCCGGCCGGATTTCGGAGATCCGGGCGGCGGCTCGGGCCGAAGGCGAGGGCGAGATTTATTGCGAGGACTGCGGAGAGGAGATTCCGGAGGCCCGGCGCCGGGCGGCGCCCGGCTGCAGCCGGTGTATTTCCTGTCAGCAAGACTTTGAGAGAATGAAAGGATAGATCTATGCGAAATCCCTGCCGGGACTGCGAGTATTTGTATAAAGACAAGAACGGTGCGGATTGTCTAAAATGCCGGGCGCGGCTGGATTACGTGCGGTATCTGGCTGATCCGGATCATTTTGTGCCTGGCGGGGGAAAGGAAGACAAGGGGGATTGTATGGTTGAAGTCAAAAAGGAAGATGCCGGGAAAACGAAGGTTTGCAGCCGGTGCGGCGCTGAAAAACTGTTGAAGGCGTTTCATCCGAACCCGGATGCGGGGGATCCGGACGAGCCAAAGGGCCGGCATGATGTTTGCCGGTCCTGCAAGTTAAAGAAGGCTTCCGCGGCAAAAGGGACCCCGGACGGAAACCCGGGGTTTGAAAGGTGGACCGGTGGATCCGAAGAAAACCAGGCGCGGCCGGAAAAGGCCGCCGCGGCAGAGGGCGTTATCCGGGCGCAAGTTCCGTCAAGGGTTTTGCTTTTGGATTTTGACGCGCACCCGGAGCTTTTGGACGAGCTTTCGCGGGCCGCCGGTGAGGAGTTTCGAACAACGGAGCTGCAGGCCATGTTTTTGATTCGGCAGGGGCTG